GCGCAGCCAATCGCTGCCCTGGCGCCGCTATGTCGCGTGCCTTGGCATAGTCCGGATACGCTGCATCCAGGTTCGTCAGCAGCCGTGAGCGGATGGAATCCAGCGACATGGCAGACGTGTTCTCGCCAGCCTTGCGAGCCGCTGTCACCGCATCGTCCAGCTTCGTCTTAGCCAGGTTCCACAACTCAAAGTCTGGCGCATCGAGATTTGCGACCTTGCCAGTGAGGTTGTGATAGTCCGCCGCTGCAGCCTTCAGGGCGTCCTGCATGCCCGGCAGATCGCTAAGCTGAGCAAGATCGGGAGACATCACCTGCCCGCCCTGCTTTGCTGCGTCGTAGTATGGTCGTGCCGCCTTGTTCGCGTCCTGACGCACCAACCTTGTCGCATCTTCCGCGCCCTGCTGGAACTGCATGGCGGCATCGGTCTTGTCAGACGCTGGAGACACCTTGTCGAGGTAGTCCTGATACAGCTGGTTGAGCTGCTGGCGCTGGCCACCATAGAACGTCGCAGCAATATCCGCGTTGGCCGAACCGGCCGAACCCGACGCAAGAACATCCTCTTTCGACAGCAATGACGAAAGGTTCGTCGCTTGCCCTGGCGACAAGGTGACGCCGCCCGCTGTTGCCTGGTCATACAGCCGGTTGGCGTTATCCATGAAGCCGGGACGCCGCAGTCGGTCAATCTCGGTGGCACTAAGCCCGAGCCTGTTAGGCGCGAACACACGAAGGATCGAAGCACCACCGAACTGCCCAGCTGCCGCGCCAGCGCCTTCACCAACAGTCTGGCGCCAGTCATAGGGCTGTGGCGTTGGGTCTGCGCCTTGAGGTCCAGGAATGCCAGGATCGAGGTGCGCCGCAAGCGTCTGGCGGATAACGTCACCAGCCACCGCCCCAGCCCCAGCGCCCAGTGGACCGACAATGAGATCAGCCGGCCCGCCGGCTGCGCCGCCCATAATACCACCAGCGGCAGGGAACGATGGCCCGACAAGGCCCCCGATGTTCGATGCCAGATTAGCCGGCGAGAATGTGTGCAATGCGGAAATGTCCGGCCGGTCAGGGTCGACGTAGTAGGGCTGCCCATCCGGTCCGACCGCTGCCATGCGCCCGTTAGGACCGTAGAACACGCGGGCTTGCGCTGCTGTCGGGCTGAGATCGGGGAACAGTTGCCCAGCGATGATGCGCCGCTTCTGCTCGGGATCCGTGGCGAGGCTACCGGCCGCCTGAACGACCGGACCTGGTGCCCTGTCCTCCGCGATCGGCTTGTCGATGGACTGGCCAACCGGGTTGTTGGGCGACGGCATACCGACCGACTGGGAGCGCACCGAGGCAGGGATATACTGGTCCGAACGCGCAACCTGCGGCGGCGGTGTGGGCTGCGGCGCAGGGGCGCCAAACAAAGTGCTCCATGCGTCGGAGCCGGTAACCCCAGGCGGTTGCGCTGGAGGCGCTGTCGTCGTGCTGCTGTCAGGCGCGGGTTGGGTTGGCGGTGCTGGCGGTGCCGGCGGCGGTGTGCCGAACAAATCAGTCCAGGAAGCGGCCATCTATTTCGTCCCGGCGCGGGCGAGAACGTCTTTGACCAGTTCCTGTCCGTGGCCTGTGTTCATCGTCGCATTGGGATCGATCCGCACCGCCAGCTTCATGGCATTCGTGGCGTCCTGCACGGAGCCACCGAGCCGGGATGCCCACGAGCCGTATTCGTCGCCGTTCAGGATGCCCATGGCAGCGGCGCCTATTTGTGGGTTGTTACGTTGCTGCCACTGCGCATTGTAGACCGAGACCGGCTCATTGTAGCCGCCGCCGTGCAGGAACGAGCTTTGGTTGGTATTGAAGTGCTGCTGAAGCCCTTGTGTGTAGTCGTCCTGCATCGCCCTGGTCACCCGGATCATATTGGTGACCTTCTGATTTGCACCCCCTAGCATCGTCATGCCTGGATTGGCGTTCTCGTACAGGTGCAGGCTTTGAATGCCGACATTAGAACCGAGGTCGGCCTTGGCACTCGCGCCTACCGTGGCGACAGCCAGCTTTTGCAACAGATCCGCATCCGACCCGCTGCTCATGCCGGTCCAACTCTTGATGGCATCTGGCGTGAAGCCGTGCTGCTCCATGAACTCGGCAACGCGCTTGCGGAATGGCCCTTCAGGCCCGCTTGCCTGCCCTTTGTTGACCAGGTCTGCCAGTTCGTTCAGTTGTATCAGGCTGTTCTGCGATGTCTGACCGGCAGTGGTTGCCGCTTGGACGATCGGCTGGTCGAAGTGATACGCCGCAGCCTGCTCTGTGAAGTCGCCTTGCGCTGGACGAGTGGCGCCCGCGAGGAACTGCATCTGCCCGGTATTGTTGACCCCCCAACTCCCCGCCACGCGCGGCCCCAGGTTCGCGTTGTCCGGCGTCACCGGCTCGTATTGCTTCGTCCCAGGGTTCCAGACCGCCTCTGAGTTGCCGGTGAAACGCGGTGTCGTCGGCACCGGATGAGCGGCCTGCCACGTTTTCAGGTTCAGCTCAGCCTGCGCGTTGCTGAGCGTGCCCTGCTGCACCGCCAACTGCTGCTGCTGCATGTAGTCAGAGAACGCCTGCTGCCTCAGTTGGACGTTCTGGGTCACGAACGCCTGCTCGGCGGCCATGCGCTGCTGCACCGTCATCCGGCCAGTGGAGGCCACCGCGTCGATCTGGGCCTGCTGCTGCGGCGTCAGGCCGCGGGCAGTCAGGACCGGCATTTGCGGCGGCGGCGGCAAGGGTGCGGCCGGGGGTAGCTGCGGCGGTTGCGGCGGCTGGCGCACCCCTGGCTGTGGCGGGGTCGGTGCGGTCGCGGCGTTTGGCGGCGTCTGGGCTACTGGCGGGGGCGCGGGAGGCGGTGCAAGCTGGTTCTGCGGGCCATATTGCCCGATCGCCGTGCGCAGCCAATCGCTGCCCTGGCGCCGCTATGTCGCGTGCCTTGGCATAGTCCGGATACGCTGCATCCAGGTTCGTCAGCAGCCGTGAGCGGATGGAATCCAGCGACATGGCAGACGTGTTCTCGCC